GTGCAATTTCATCACACCAAATCGTATAAAGTCTGCAATTTCATCCGAGCAAAATTTCCCCGTGGTTTGAAGCCACGAGTACAAAACTCTTAATGAACTGCAAACCACGATTTCGTGGAGTGGTCTCCCCGAGGAGGGAGCGGAACGACTGCACCGTTCTCTTTAAAATGAGATCCTCTTATCAGCTGAAAATACAATCAAATGAAAAATACGCAAAGCTGAACCCTAGTTATTCAGGCGTCACCAGGAATTTGGTGAACTTAAACGCCCTCCCCGACTTTACGGGGCACACCTAGATAGGTGTGGGACTTCCGGTCAAGTAATCCAAAGTTGGACAACATAACCAGAAAAGACAAGTCCAATCTGGAGCTGCAGATACCTGTGTCTGCATCGTCAGATAACTTGTGTTGGTTCCAGCCGGAGCTTTCACCGCAATCTGAACAAACGCTGCCTGCCTATCAGTCCCGTCCTGAGATGAACCCTGACCATAGTTAACAGGGTCCGCTAGCGAAAAATTCGCTAACTTGAAATCGGGTAGCTGAAAGGAAATGGAGCCGTTCGTATCAGTATTGGTGATTGCCATACCAGCTAAACCATCTGGCCAATACGATCCGCGATTGATGAAACTTGTTCGCGCAGAAAGTGTACCAGAAGCCGCCTGATTTGACCAATTCTGGTACAGGCGGTAACCACTAGCAGTTGCCTGCTGCGTCCATCGTGTCACACGAAAATCGGACATTGAGGAACCATAGGCATCATAACCGGGAGTAACTACGAAATTCGCACCTCCACGGTAGCCCATGTACATACCCGCAATGTACGCCATGTGCGACATTGTGTTGAACGCATAGGGTGCTTGACCTGACGCTGCCACTACCTTGGTGGCTTGCGTAAATGAAGTCCAGTTGGGGTCGAATCCTGGTGTGTACGGCATGATTCGCAAAATCTTGCCGATGACTGTCGTACTATCCGTAGTCAGAGAATTCGTCCAAATGGAATCCATTGTCATGTACCTATGCGCGATACAACGCAGAGAATTAATAGCTTCGCCAAAATTCTGCGCGTACCTGTCTGGATGCGGCACTGCCCTTTCACCCAACACATGACGTGTGGGCACAACGCTCGTGATATCCTCAGCTTGCAATGCAAAGAAAGAGGGCACACGATTTGAGCTTTCAGCACCAATATGGTCCGACGGGTTCGCATACTCAAAATCATCACCACCCTGCGTAAATGCCAGCACTTTAATAGCGCCAGCTGCAGGAGCAGTGAGAGTAGTGAGTACACGAACAGTGAGCACTCCGTTATCCGTTCCAATGCGGTTAGGGAGAGTACCCGTCGTATTCCAATTGGTGGTGAGTGACTTATCAACCAACAACCAGGGTGTGTCTTGATGGTAAGGAATCTCGATCTCAATATCGTCTTCCTCTCCAATATCTACAATCTTTGTGTAGACCACATTAACATCTGGGTTGGTCGATGTGATGTCAGCTCGTGGATCGTATGAAATCTTCAAACGACCCTTGTGAAACTTAGTCGCAACAATTTTGATGCGGATTACCAATGATCCGCGCCAATTGTAAAACATTTGTGACATGTAGGAAACAGGCGTGTGGTACACGCGCTGCCCTACCGTTGTTGGGACTGTGTTCACAATGTTGGCCGACTGAAACAGTGCCGGTGTGACCCGACAACACCAAATCAAGGTGTCAACTGCATCAGTAGTGGCCCAAGCTCCTGAACCCACATATGATTCCTTCTTCTTTATGTATGGGATTGACAATTCGTCACCCGGGTGAAGGCCATGCAGTGTGGGATCTAGTGAAAGCTCTTGTTTGGGGTCCAGCGAAAACTTTTGCACTGCGGTACCAATATGTCCTGACGCCAACATAGGCGCATTCATTGGCAAAAAACCGTGTACATTTGCAATCACTGGGACGTTTGTGAACCCAAAGATCTTAGCAATCGACCCAACTGCTCGCGCACCTATTTCAGTAGCGCGAGCAAAGGGTCCAATTATTGGGACCTTAGTGAGATAACTCGCCACATTCGCCACAGCACTCGCTGGTCTCGATACGACGCCTTCGTCGTACTCGTCTCCCTGAAGTGCCAGGCTAGCAGTCGAACCCATAAGTTCAACATCCGTCATCCACGCAAACACCTGTACTGTCACAGCACTAGAACCTCCGCTTACAGCAACCCCAAGGGGCGCAAAAACGACGAAATTAATCGTCCCGAAGTCCTGTACATTCGAGGCCAACGTGATGTCCAACCAGTTCTTGTGGTAGAAGAAGGGCAATTCCATCTGTCCACCTGCATTTGCTGCTGGGGTCACAAAGAATCCAGGCTGCTGAGAGTATGGAGTCAGTAGAGGCTCGCTCCCGGTGGGGGGCGAACGGATCTTATCTGAAACCAATCCCAACAAAGGACTGTAACATGTCCGCAACAAACCATACTGGAATGGAGTTCCGTTGACCATAACCTTAATGTGCAGTTTCCCGCGCAAGAAGGCAAAATTGTCAATCTTTTTCCGAATGTTTGTGTTGTTAAGAAACAAATGCCATGGTAAAATGGTCGCCTTCACTCCAATCGTGTCGGCTGTGTTCCATGTGAAGCTATGAATGGCTGTAGGTCGTCCCAAGAACTTACCTAACTGTAGATCTTCGGTACCATCAACCCTAGCAATCGGATTGACCTCAGAACCAGCCATAATAACTTCACCTTCGGCATTATCAATGAATGTGACTGTCTCACTAGTCATCTCCAAGCCGGACGCAGGCGTTGAGGTATTCACTTCTTCCGTGATGTCCTCAGCCTGCAATTGAAAAAGAGTCTTATTACTCCACACACACGCGCTCTTATGCGTATGCGCAGGGACAGTATTTCTGGTAACTGTCTCAACACTTTTTTCTTCTGTTTTCGTGTTGCCTGACTTCTTATCTAAGGACTTCGGGCTGCCATGCCCTAATCCCGAGACTGGTACTTTTTAAACTCTTTTGACGCCTGTCGGAACCTCTCAACGAGGGTGTCCCAGTCGGGCAGGGTCGAGTTCCCCACGTAATGTGAGTAGGGTTCTTGCTCAAGAACCCGTTGAAAGAAGGAGCGCCTCTTCTCGAACAATTCGCGTCCGTGAAAGAAGTACTCATTGTTCGCAGCAGTGATCACATCGACCATCTGCTTGAACTTGTCTATGGTGCACGAAGGCACCCAGACTGTCAGAGACTTCTGGATTGAATCCAGCTCCAACGGAGCCACATACGCATGCAGCTCTTCATCCCAACGCCACTTGCGCTTGAGAAACGACACGTCCCGAATGTGAATATACGGAACGGAAGCAGCCTCCTTGTCAGCCATCGTGTACTCAACACCGATGGTTGCGAGAACTGCTTGGATGGCGGTGTGATCAAAC